CTGTGTACCCGTAGGGCCCAAAATTACTCGGGCCCAAAGTTTATGGGTTCACTAAACCCAGGGCAAGAAGCCCTCACTCCCGCCAAACTAGGCGGGTCGCTCTCACTAAGGAGGTCACCTCATATTAAAGTAACCCACTTAAAACGGTAACCACTAACTGTATCCTTCCCGCCTTTTCGCGGAATTGGACCAGTTGATGGTACACCGTAAAGAGCTGAAGCAAGCTGCGCTCCTGGATTCCATCGTGATAACGGAATCGGTTGAGCAACCGGGATGTAACACAAGATTTCTCGTATCCACCAGCGTTCACCAGACCTAGTACCTTGGTCTCGCGTATTCCAGTGGCACGATACGTCATGTATTACGATGTCCCCGAGATGCACAGGACCGCGTAACCTCCTGACGTTAGTCGGGATAGCATCAAGAGTGCGAAACCAAGCACGCTTGACAAAGCCAAGGCCGTAGTGATTACCATAAAATTCAGTAACCACACGCCTAAGCCCATTAGCCAGACTAATCCATGCGGCGTTTCCACAAGGGTACTCCTCAATAAAGTGTGGCCTCACGGCTGCACCGTTGAAGTAGTCCCCACCGCACGACTCGCGAAACATGCCAGTGATAAAAGTTTTCTTATCATTTGGCGTGAAACCGCAGTAACGCAGTATCGCGAGGAGGTTCCTCGACGCTTGAGTAGGAACAATTAGATCGTCACCGTAAACAAATATATTGTAACCTGGAATAGGTTCAATACCGGCGGCTCTCGTTGCTTCTACACATAGAGACAAAAACAAAAGTGTCTCCAGTTCAAACGTAAAGCCGTTCCCCATACTGGAGAACTTCTCGAGGATATGGCTTTCTCCTTTAACTAACGTTATCGGAGACCTCAAGGTTGATAAGACCTCGAACCACAACTCTGGTAGAAGAAACTTAACCAGGTTGTAGGCCACAGTGTCGCTTGCTGAAGATAAATCAACCGTACAAAAGCGTCCAGTTCTACTGGATTCACAAGCAACCTGCCTGTGAATGGTTTGACCGACTTCAAGGTCAATCCCCGCTTCCCTCAGGCGTCGACGAATAAATCCGCCGATTCCAAGTTGAAAAAAGATGTTCATAGAAGGTTCGATACAAATTCCTCGATCCTTCAAGGCATCCTTCGGGACCGTAACAAAACGGTTACCCCTAACAACTTTAGGGTCCGATCGATTTGGAGAATCACGCATGAGCTCACGACACCAACTGGTGTCCTCCCAAAAAGGGAGAAGACTACGAGCTTCAATTGTGACAGTGGGTTGTGTTGACATTTTGTCAGGAACGGTGGTCCGCTGACCTCGATCATCGTAAGTGGCACCTGGGCCGTGACGTCCGGAAAGATCCGAAGGGATCTTACCGAGGATTTCCGCAACAGTCTTTTTTACACGTTCAAGAAGATCATGAACGCGCACATCATTTGGGTCCTCGAAAGGGCCGTTCATAATGTGAGAACTGAAGCGGTCATTTGTCACTCTACACTGCCTTTCGGCAGCAAGAAATGCCTTAACGGCCTCCTTTGCACGATCCTCCGGATTTGATCCCGGTAAGTCCGTACATTTGGACAGAAGAGCCGTAGCCATCGCGTCCTTAAAATAATCTAAAGACGAGATGTACTGTGCCGGATCAGTCTTCAAATGAAGTAACTGATCCCACTCCCCATGCTCGATTAAGAGCTTCACGGTTAGTGAACGGGGGGTGTGCAAGTCTTCTAAAAGTGAGAAGACCACCTTCTCCAGAAACAGGGGAAAGGTCTGACGCTTCATCTGTGGCTCCTTGAAGGTTAACGGTACAAACTACCGCTTTCTCATACACTTCATCATACGTACAAGATGAGGCTGTGTAGTCTCATTATGCCGGATGATTAGAGTATGATCGAGTTGTGTCAACTTGAATAAATCAAGCTGACATGGAGGCCGTCTTCTGATAGAGACTTTCGTCTCTATCGTCGGATGCCTCTTGTAGCGAGGACTGTTAGCCATCCCGCTCAGGTCGGCGAAAAGCCGGCTTTAAGTGCGAACTGGATCAGCGACGAATCTAGCAGGTTCGCAAACTGCGCACATGCTTCGTCAATCGCTGTCTGAGGCACAGAAACGGGAAGGGCCACTGAAAAGGAGATGGGTATGGTGTTAACCACCACGGTGAGTCCCGTTGTCGAGTCAGTGGCTATTTGGGGATATTTGTATTCCCCATTTAGACGCCGAGCCGTTTTCGGTCCATTGTACTTGGAGGAGAGGGTAAGCGTTGGCTTGAATGCCGCAGCTGCCCCACCCGACTCGTTCCGCCAGATTGCCGGAACCCCATCACCAGACGAAGGCGCCATTGCATTATAGACGATGTCCGTCGTGGTGTCGTTCTTTTTTACTGTAATGTCTGCCATTGAAGGCATCTTTTACCCTTTCAGGGATGGTGTCTACCGAAGAAATTACGGCAGATGTTTTGACATGGTCGCGATTAGGAGGGAAATTGCTGTAGCCCCCCGTGTGACCGAAAACCCTTTAAACGCTTTTGGCAAGGGATAGCCTAAAGAAGGCATTCCCACTTGACGCAACACCGACCATCCCTGAGATTTTTGATACCCAGGGTAGCCCGGTGGTGGGTACTGTTCGCCTCTAGCGTACGCTGATCTCGTGTAAAAAGCATCCTCGAAGGTTATGCCGAGAAAATCGGACCAACTCTCAAGGAATTGCTCGACTGGAATAAACCAGTCCACGACGAAGCTGAAGGGAGTCAGCTGCCATGCGATCGTAGCTGGGTTAATCACGCCCAGCTGGGTTGCACGATTCAGGTTAGGGTTATCCACCCTAGCATATGCCTGAATGAGATACCGAACAAGATATTCCGGTATATCATACTTTGTGCCAGCCCCACCGGCCTGTTTATAGTCGGTGAAGGCACCCCCCCGTCCAACGCAAAGTTTCGCTGGATAGGCGGATTGGAGAATCTCCACCGCGTTAAAAATATCTTTAACGAGGGGATCCCAGCCAAAGTGATAAAGCAACCACAGATTTGCTGCGTCCTTAGGTTTGGACCACCGGGATTTACCGATGATATGTCCAATATTAAGGGTTTTTGCAAACGCAAACAAATCTCCACGCCGTAGTGCTTTCCATGCACTAAGCATGCGGAGCGCTGGGTCTTTGATCATATCGACCGTTTTCGCTCTCTGACCGATGTTCTCACCCCATTGGGATGTGTCTCCGTAAACTGCACCCTTAAACTTGCTATAGGCTTTGTACCTGGCGTTTGTGTCCGCACTAATAAATGCGAACTTCGTCGGGATCTCTGCTTCATAGGCAGGAAAAGAGTTCGGAGCATCGTTATAGATTCCAATCGGCGCAAGACTTCTCGACCTCAATAGTTTAAAATAAAGAGGGCGAATCGTGATGGGCTTTTGGACATACCACTTCTTATAATCGCAGAAAATGCGATATTGAGAGTAGTACGGGTTCGGGACAGTTATGGTTTTTTCCCGAGGTCCATAGACGTCAGACATGTACATTCTCCTAGTACCTGGAAATTAAGGTTGATCGGAATACACCGGTCCTCCCTAACTTCCAATAGGAGACGTGGAAAACATGCCAAACCAGTGTGATTAGCACCGTTCTTTTCTAATCCAGTCTCAAGGTCTGAGGCTGAACGAGACATGGCGAAAGCCATGACGAAAGACCCTCCTCAAGAACACAACTTGCGACACCAACACGAAACGGGAAGAATCGTGTTGGCTTGTG